CTATTAAACATTTATAACGACCTATGATAAAATTAAAGGATTTAACTGTTAAGAATTTTATGAGTGTCGGAAATCAAACACAAGCTGTCGACTTCGGTCGTGAACAGCTTACTCTTGTTTTAGGTGAAAACTTAGACCAAGGTGGCGACGATTCCGGCTCACGAAACGGTACAGGAAAAACAACAATTGTTAATGCACTGTGTTACGCACTGTACGGACAAGCTCTCACTAACATTAAGAAAGATAATCTTATTAATAAGATTAACGGCAAGAACATGTTAGTTACGCTCACGTTTGAAAAAGACGGGACAAGCTATCGAATTGAACGAGGACGTAAGCCCACTGTTCTAAAGTTCTTTATTAACGATCAAGAACAAAAAGAAGAAGACGAGAGCCAAGGTGATTCTAGAGAAACTCAAAAAGACCTTGCACATATCTTTATGAGTCACGACATGTTTAAGCATATCCTTGCATTAAACACTTACACCGAGCCGTTCCTTTCAATGAAGGCAAATGAGCAACGTGTTATTATCGAGCAGCTTCTTGGCATTACATTACTATCAGAAAAGGCAGAAACTCTAAAAGAGCAAATCCGTCTCACAAAGGATGCGATCTTCCAAGAGAATGCAAACATCGAAGCTGCTAAAAAGTCTAACGAAAAGATACAACAAAGTATCAACACGTTAGAAACTAGGCAGCGAGCGTGGTATGTGCAACAGAAAGTCGACCTTGAAAAGTATGCAGATAGTATTACAGAACTACAATCAGTTGACATCGAACACGAGCTATCGCAACATGCACGACTAAAAGTGTATGACGAAATGGCAGCGAAAATTAAGAGTTTAAATAAAGAACGATCAACCCTTGAGACTGCATTAATTCAAGCAGAGAAGACTGTCACTCGTTATGCTAAAGAATTAACACAGCTAGACGACAACAAATGTCCAGCATGCGAACAGGACCTGCACGATCACAAGCATACCGAAATGAAAGAAACTGCCAAGCGCAGGCACACCGAAGCAGAAGCGTACCTCGAAAAAGTAAGTCATGATCTAGTTACTGTTATCGAAGAGCTAAACACCATCGGCGATATCAACGGACGTCCTGATACGTACTACGAGACCTTAGAAGAAGCACTCAAGCATCAAAATAACCTCGCAAGTTACGAGCAAGCGTTAGTTCGAAAGGCCGGCGAAACAGACCCGTATCAAGAACAAATAGACGATCTTAAGAATACCGCAATGCAGGAAATATCGTGGGACGAAGTTAATGTTCTTGCAGCAACAAGAGATCATCAAGAGTTTTTGCACAAGTTGCTTACTAACAAAGATTCTTTTATTCGTAAGAAAATTATTGACCAAAACCTTGCATACTTGAATAATCGACTAACATATTACCTCGACAAAATGGGGTTGCCTCATACTGTAGTATTTCAAAACGACCTAACTGTTGAAATTACGCAGCTAGGGCAAGATCTAGATTTTGATAACTTGTCGCGTGGTGAACGCAATCGCTTAATCCTCGGGTTGTCATGGGCATTTAGGGATGTTTGGGAAAGTTTGTACCAAGGTATCAATTTAATATTCATCGACGAGCTAATTGATAATGGATTAGATGCATCCGGTGTAGAAAATGCACTCGGTGTTCTAAAGAAGATGGGCAGAGAGCGTAATAAGAATGTGTATCTAATTTCGCATAAAGACGAACTAGTAGGTCGAGTAAACAACGTCCTTAAAGTAGTAAAAGAAAACGGATTTACTTCTTACAGTAACGATATCGAGGTAGTTGAATAATGGATGAAAATCTGCATGACCAGCTCATGCAGGCTTTCGCGGCTTACTTTTCAGCATACCAAAAAATATTAAAAAAGCAAACGCGAAAGACTGAGCGAGCATACACTACTGCGCTACGAAATATCAAAAAAACAGCACAAGAACTCCAACAAGTTTCGAAAGACTTACAAAAACCGATCGGAAAGCCTAGGGCAAACAATATCGCAGCATTCAATGCTGCACATAAAGGTGAACCTCGAGGTATAGTGCTAATGAGACAACAAGAAAAACTAAAACCAGATCTAAGTGAGGACAAGGACGTATCCAGCTAATTAGCTGTATGTCCTGGTTCTATAAGAAAAAACTTGTCGAGACTTTACCCGAAGATTGCATCGGATTCGTATATTTGATTACTAACAATCTCAACGGCAGGAAGTATATAGGCAAGAAGCTTGCAAAATTTTCAAAGACTACTTATAAAACAGTAACTTTAAAAAACGGCAAGAAAAAGAAACAAAAAATTAGAAGTAAAATTGACTCAGACTGGCGCGAATATTACGGTTCCAGTGTAGAGTTAACAAAAGATATACAACAACTAGGCTCCCAAAACTTCTCTCGTGAAATTCTATTCTACTGCAAATCTAAGGCTGAATGCTCATATGTCGAAGCTCGAGAACAATTCAAACGAAAAGTTCTTGAAACAACCGACTACTACAACGGACATATTGCTGTCCG